AGTCTTTTAGTTACTCCAAATGACATCTTTTAATCCAGATAGAACCAACCTGTTATTATATATTTAGATTTATCTCCATGAACAACATTTCCTCTATGAGGATGTGTATAAGCTGCTGGCCAAATCAGGAGTGTATTTTCTCTAGCAGGAATTCTAAGTTTCTGATATAAAAATTCAACTTCTCCAGCTTCCTCTATAGTATTCAAATAAAATGAATATGTGAGACATCTACTGTTTTCTAAATTATTTCCTTGCTCATGATGCCATACATGATATCCTCCACCGGGTCTTATCTTTTGCATCTTAAATGAGTTGCATGATAACATATATCCTTTCAAGTTATCATATTGCTCTACATATTTTTCAAAGTATATTTGGAGAGTCTGATGAAAAATTTTCATCGGATTCTCTCCATTAAATGGAGTATCTAATGGTATAGTTTTTAAGTTTAAAAAGCAATGAGTATCATCTTTCCAAGTTTTTGTCATCGAAGAAGATTCAGCTTGCTTTCTTGTTTTACAATATCCAAAAGACTCCAGTTTTTCATACTCTTTAATCATGTGATCGCAATAACCATCAGGAAATACATTAGAATACATCCCAATAAAATCTTGATACCTTTCAGAATAGGCGTCGTTCATATGATTCATATAACTCGGAAAATATTTATGCGAAATCAAACAGTGCTATATTTCCATACCAAGTTGCTCCACCGTCTGGTGTTACAAATGTCCAAATGTCTGTTCTTCCTGCTGTTTCAGTTCTAGTTGGACTGACTGCTCCTGAGAATTTTACTCCAGGGAAAGATACTGTTCTTACAGGACCAGTACTTAGATTTGTTATGAATACAGTAATTCCAGAACCCAAACCTGTTGGAGCATTTTGAATATTGAATTGACAATTTCCATTTAAAGTTACAGTGAAAACATTCGCTGTTGCCATATTTAAATTTACAACTCCACTTCTAGGTCCCAGATTCGAAACTACTTCACCATATCTAAGCAGGGAAACATCAGTAATTCTTGTGTCGCTTAAATTTAATTCGTCAGTAGCTGCGTTATAAACTAAATTTGGATTTGTATATAACTCTTGATCTGTCGCAGTTGTAGAATTAGTCTTTACAAAAGTTAGATAATTTGTAGCACCTGCATCATCTTGTACAGTTCTTACTTGTGTTGAAGCTGTTGCGGTTCCAGTAAGACTATCAGCATATATGGTTCCCCATGGTGCAGTTGAAGATCCAATATCTAGGTTACTTGCATCAGGAATAAGATCATCTTGTATTCTTGCGTTAATAGCTAACTTATCAACACCTAGATCATTTCCTAAAGTTACACTTCCATTTGCTGTCAAGTCAGTTGTAGTTACTTTAGGCGAAGATAATGTTTGAGCACTTGGATCGTATGTTATATTTACATTAGTAAATACCTCTTGTTCGGCTCCTGGAGCAGCATTATTGAGAGTTACAAAAGTTAAAAACTTAGCTCCAGAACTATTATTTAATTGAGTATTTACTTTTTGACTGTTAGATGCAACTCCATTTAGATTTGTAGCATTAACTGTATTTGCCCAAATTTCATTAAATCTAAGGGTATTGGATCCAAGATTTCTTGTGAGTGTTGGTTTGGGAAGAATATCTGAAGTCAATCCACCTCTAAGAGCCATATCATTGGCACTATTTGTACATATTGTAGCATCACCTACTATGTTAATGCTATTATTGCCAGTTATTGATCCAGTTACATTAGTATTTCCAGTAACACCTAAATTACCTCCAACACTAAGATTGCTAGTGACAGTACCAATTCCTGCAGCATATAATCTTTTACCGTCTATGTTGCCAGTTTTAAATACATCTGTATTGACATTATATGTAAGACCTGGTTTTGTATATAATACTTCGTCTACTGGAGAACCTGATGGGTTATTTGTTTGAACAAAGGTTAAAAATACTGGATCTTGATCTGCATTTAGTTCTTGTGTTTGAATCATCTCTGCCATATCGGCAGTACCTACAAAGGTTCCATTAAATGTTTCTGCGTATACATTATTCCATCTTCTGGAAGGAGAACCTAAATGATAACCATAAACTCCAGCAGCAGCAGCGTTTACCGCAGGAATAAGACCAGTATCATCAAAATGTGCTCTGGTTGAAAGTGCTACACCAACTCCAGCAGAAACACCACCACTTCCATTGCTAGTTTGGAATTCTAAAGCTGATATACTTCCGGTATTAATATTACAACTTATTCTTGCAGCATTTCCATCTATTGCAGGAACACCATTTTCATGGTTGAAAGTGATGTTGGCATCACCTTGTCCATCATTAAGAGTCAGCGCTACGCTTCCTTCAGTGCCATTTAAATTGACTATATTACCTGTTGTAGTTAACTTAACATCTGTTGTGGATTTTGTAATTTTAAATCCATCGTCAGTGAAGAAATCATCAAATACTGGTGCTGGACTATTGTTTGCTACAAAAGAAGGATAATAATCTTTAACCGCTGAAGTTTGACCTATAGAAAGTTGTTTTGCGTCGTCTGCGACACCAATAAATTTTCCTTGAAATGTTGAAGCATAGACAGTTCCGTATTGGTTTGTACTAGTTCCTAAATCGGTGTCAACACTTAAAGGTAAAAGTGAATTTGCAGCTTGTGAAAGTCTAATGCGCGTACCGTAAGTAACACTATCTCCTGGAGTTCCAACTGCAGCAACTTCAAGATCTATTTCTCCTGCAGTTGCTTCATTATTAATAGAAATTTTTCCAGCGCCACTATCAGCACTTCCAGTAGCAACTACATATTTTTCTCCAGAGAGAAAATATGAACCACTTCTGATAGTAAAATCTCCTCCACCATCATTATAGGAAACTCTCTTGTTTCCTCCATTGTCTAAAAGAATTGCTCCTGATGTTCCCGACAACCACAATGCTGCTCTGTCTGTGCTTGTAGCATCTGTTGCTTTCAGTTTTAATGTGTTTATGTTAGGGACGTATGCTATTGCGTCATTTGTATATACATCCTCATAGTCTCCTGGAGCAGCAGTATTAGAATCTACAAAGGTTAAAAAGTGCTCTGCTGTAGCTGCTGTATTAGATTGAGTTTTTATCTTATCTGCTTGACCTACAGTAGCTCCTAAAAAGTTAACTGCTGTTGGTGTTACTGCTAGAATTCTTCCCTTTTCATCAACTTGAAAAACTGGAATAGTTGTTTCATTTCCATAAGTACTAGCAGATACTCCAGTAGTATCTAAAGTAAGGTTTAATTGTACTGCTGCTTGTCCATCAAAACTAACTGCTGATGCAATTCCATCACCGCTTATTGAGAAATTTTGTGGTGTTGCTAAACGTTGCGCAGCATCTACAACCAATCCAGAGACTGGTGACCATTCAGTTCCTCTTCCTGATGGTGATAGTCCATTAGAAATTGATATTAAGACTTCTCCATCAGTTCCAGCATTTCCAAGACTATCTTTAATCGCACCAGAAATATAAGCATCGCCAACAACTTCTAAAGAATTTGTTTGAGAACTTGTACCAATTCCAATAGAACCACTTACATAAGAATTGCCAAGAACCTGAAGAATATTAGTAGATCCTGAATTTAATGACTCGGAAGCAAGATCTACTGGGGATGTCAATGAACTTCCCAATAAGAAGTTGCCGGAATTGGAAATAAAGAATCCACTACGTTGAGAACCTGGAGTATGGTTTCTTGAACCAGAACCATAAATGCCAGCATAATAATCCCATAAAGATCTTGGTGATGTACCATCAGCACTTCTGACCTGAAGATCAATTGCGGCATCAAAATTAGAACCTGTCAGCCTTGTTACTTTAATAGATGCATCAGTATCAATAACATTTAATGATCTAAAAGCGTCTACTCCATCTACTGTTCCTGGAATAGTAAAGGTATTAATAGATGCAATGTCTACACTATTTCCAATTATAGATTTGCCCTTAAAGGTAAATTTACCTGTAGAAATAGTGGTATCATTTGGATTTACGTTAAGACCTACATTAGTATAGAGACCCTCATAGAATGAACCTGGAGGTAAATTATTGTCATCTACAAAAGGTAGATAGAATGTCTTGTTAGTTGTTATTCCAACAGTTTTAATTACATTTGCCTGTTGGGCAGTTCCTACAGTAAGACTTAATAGGCTGGTCCACTTTGTAGAACCTGCCCCAGTAGATTGGAGAACAAAATCTAATCCACCAGAAGTTCCATCGCCAGCAAAAAATGCCCCAGAAAGTCCAAAACTTCCATTTACATCAAGGTTTCTTGTTGGACCATCTTTGTTTATACCAATATTTCCATTAGTATCCAAATATAATTGATTTGCGTTATTTCTAGTTACACCGTCGTCACTTACATTAGTTTCAATAGAAATATCTTTTGGTGTTCCTGAAGAACCAGAAGATGTATCAAGTCTTATGTAAGATCCTGCTGGAAAAACTCTAAAGTTGTCCCATGCTGTACCAGTAAAATCTTGAGAAAATACTTCAAGTTGTCCAGTTCCTGAACCGTTTGGAACTATTCGTAAATTTGTTTTTGCGTTGGTATTTGAATTTCTAAATGTTGGACTTCCTTTAAAATTATTATCTGAAGAATTTTGAGGGTATAACTGAACATCTCCAATTCTAATACCATTAGAACTTCCATATCCAAAAACATTCAATTTTGTGCTGATGGTTTCTGTTCCAATAGCAACAGCACCTTTTTCTGGTGATAAGTATGTGTTTCCAGTATCAAGATCTATTACTTGAGCACTATATTCGTCAGAAAATGAACCACTTAAAGGTACACCTTTAACCACAAAAGACTGCGAGTTTCCAAAAGCAGGAGCAGGAAATACAACTTCTGAAGGCTTTCTAGAATCAACTCTTACAATTCCGCCTACTCTTGTTGTATCTCTAGAACCTAATTGCTCTACATTTATTCCTAAATTTATATTTCTTCCACCAGATTTGACAGCAACTGCAGAGTCTAAACTTATATCCGATTCTATAAATTGTAGACCGTTATATGCAGTACCTACTGTTGAGTTTAAAAGCTCTCCGAGTATTACTGTTCCTCTGGTGTTTTTTATTTCAAATTGTTTTCTTGGAGCAGTTGTTCCTAGACCAACATATCCTGTACCTTTTACAAAGTTAAATTCATTGCTACCATCAACGGATCCATCATTTCCATGGAACTGAACGTTTCCTATAGTTCCACCAGCAGCAGTTTTTACATTAGTTCTGGCAATCCATTCAATTCCACCAAGAGAATTTTTTGTTATAAGGTCTGTGGGATTTCCTCCGAGACCATTAAAATCATAAATCGTTCCTGTGAGATTTATGTCTCCATTTACATCCAATGCTCTTTCTGGAATGGTTGAATTAATTCCAACTCTACCATCACCAAGAGCAGTTATTATAGATCCACCAACACCAACTTTAAAAGTATCTGTAAACTGATTAAAGGTAAAGGCAGATGAAGTAGAAAAGTCTCCAGATTCTTTAAACAGAATCTCAGTATCGTTTCCCGGAGGAGTGACCGTAATATATCCAATATTATCAAAGGGAGTAGCTGTCGCTGCAATGGCTACACCCTCAAAGTTTAAAATTGTAATACTGTTACCAGTACCTACAATAAAACCTTCATCAAAAAGACTTATGCCAGTTACCGCAGTTCCTGGAGCAACCTGCCAATATCTTTCGCCAACATCACCGCCATCATAAGTTACTAATTGATAATAAGAACTTTTGAGGGGAAGAGATTTCTCAGTAGGAAAACCTAAATTAGGTTCTGCCTCTTCAATACGTAATTGAATATCTCTGCCAGTTGTAAGACCGGCATAATTAGGTACTTTCTTTCTACCGGTGATGTGCTTGATGCTCATACGAGACTGTTCTCCAGTATACTGCAGCTAAATTCTAGTTCTATGGGGGCTACTAAACCACCACCAACATAAGTATGAGTAATTCCAGCACCTACACCCGAATTGGTTGTAAAGATTGTACTTGTCCCTACAGTGTCAACAGTAAAAGTTCTTTGAGGTGATGGAAAAATTGAAGTAGTAATTCCACTTCCTGGTGGGCATGAAAACTCAAGTCCACTAATAGTAATTTCATCACCGACAACAAAATTATGATCTGTTGTTGTAGTAACAGTAGTTACTCCAGTATTTGTATCATATTGACAATTAAAAACTGTCCTAATACCAGCACCATTTAATGGTCCATGAACGATTAAAGAGTCTGATACTAGAGCACTTTTCTCAAGAACAAATCTACCGTCAATAATAACCAAGGTATCGTTAGGATATACAGTTGCTTCTTTAACAACTCTAATATCACTAGTGTTACCAAGTCTAGTTCTTCTTCTTCTTGTGCAAGTTACTTTTGGATATTGTTCGCCTTTTGCAACGTTAGCAACCTGAGCATACAATACAATAGATGAAACACCTGTTGGTGTTGTATAAACAGTCTGTTCTCCTGGAGCAACAGGAACAGATACGTTAATGAATTTATTAAGTGGTGCTACTGCCATTTTATCTTCCTAATGCTAGTATTAAGGGTGTCAATTCTGCTTGGATAGCCTTACTAAATGCTCTTCCTCTAATTGTAGAAGTTGGTTGGTTAATTTGGAAACCTTCCCCAATATCAAAATTGCCTTTTTGATCTGTGCTTGTGAATGGCACTTGAGCACCATTAAGCTGGACAATTTCATTCTCTTTAATTGGAACAGCACCTTGTAGAGGTGTTACTGTATTTATACTTGTACCTGAACCAACGTACTCGAAAGAGTGAGAGCTTGTTAGAATTCTAGAGATTCTCTTCAACTCTACCTGAACACCTATGTCAATTAAATATGGTATAAATTCATTAAATGTTACTGTAGTTATTCCAGTATTTGTTGGTGTTGTTGCTTCAGAAACTGTATAATAAATTGGACTAGTGTTGATGATAAAATCGCTAGGATAGTTTACTCCATTAACAACAACTTCCAAATCTGCTGCTTGACTTGGTAAATAATTTCTTCCACTATTGATAATATCTATTCCAACAATTTGACCTTCATTACTTATTACAGGACTAAACTCTGCGATAATTCCTTCAGGTCCTAGTGGATCTGGACGACCAGTAGTAGTATCTATAATAGATACACTTGGTGGAGCAGAAATACTATATTGTCCTATAGATCCAAATCTACCATTAACAATATCAATACTACCAATTTCTTCTAGTGGTTCTGTAAGAAGACCTCTAACTGTATTAATCTTAAAGAACAATGCTTGTCCATCATAAGGACGCTTAAACTCTAGTGTATTTACTTCTCTCATATCAGTGAAGCAAACCGTATCCGTTTCTTCAGTAGTTGCTTCGCAAACAGATCCGGCAAATTCAGTTCTACCTAAACCCGTAGCATAAAGTCCAAAGTTTCCAAATGAAGTGTTTGAGTTTGTAAGGTCACATGAACCTCCAGTATCACAATAAATTCCAATGTCAGAGTTAATTGTAAAGATAGAAACTAATTGAGCATAACCATTGTTGGTAATTGAAACTCCAATTCCAGCCTCATTATACTGAGTAAATGAATCGCAAACCATGCACTTAAGGTCTGCTCCAGAACCTGGAGTAGTTGCTGTAGCATCATCACCATCAATTTTCATACCAATACTCTTAGGCATGAAGTTGGTACAGTTTCTTATATAAGGACTTCTCCATCTTCCAGTTGGACCTTCGTCTGTAGGTCCAATTTCAATATATCCAGTATTAGCAACCTTAGCAAAATCTGTTGGTGGAAAAGCTACTGCTGCTCCTCCAGGATTATCTACAAATCCACCGGCACCATCAGGTTCGCAAGTGAAGGATAAGTTTTCAATTAAACATCCTCTTCTTACATGAAAGAAATCAAGTCCTTTATTTTGAGGTATGAGTTTTACGAGTCTAATTTCTTGCCCACTTACACTAACATCATTTCTTAAACCGATAGGATTATTTTCTTCATAAACACCAGGTCTAATGAAAATAGTATCGCCACCTTGAGCAATAGTAGCTGCTGCTCCAATGGTTGCTTTAGCATCCCCTTCAAGAAGTCCAGTATTAGAATCATCTCCATCCTTTGTGACCCAAATTGTATTTTGAGTTTCAACTCCTGGAGGTCTCCAAGAAACTCCGATTCCAGGATAAGACGCAAGTCTATAATCAGATTTTCCTAAACCAGGATTTACATCACTAAAATTTACATCTCTAATACCACTTTCAAATCCAACAAAGTTTTTGAAAGTGGTAATGCCTGTTACATCAAGTTCAGATTGAAAGGTTACTGATGATGATACATTCAGTGTTCCGAAAATATCTAATGTTCTAGTTGGTGCATCAGTTTGAATTCCAATACTAGAAAATCTATATAAAGATTCGTCACCATCTTCAGTGAATCCCCAAAAGTCTTTTGTTTCAATGTCAGCAATCCAACCAGGATTGTCTATATTTTGTTTGGGTATTAGATTATCTGTTCCAATACCTAGACTGTTTACCTGCCTAAAATTTAAGGCAGCAAAGGATTGTGCTAATGCATTAGTGGGTGTATACACACCCTCGTCAAGAACATAGAAAAAGGCCATATCTCTATCTTAATATAAACTTATTTATATTATGCTACGGGAATGGTTGTAGTTCCAATACCTACAAGAGGTATTCCTTCATCAAGAATGAATATAAAGGTTGTAGAACCTAAACCAACTCCACCAGCAAAAGGAGGAAGTCCTGGAGGAGGCGAAAGTGGAGGAACCCATCTTATTCCTCTATTATCTGTACTTAAAATATACCCAAGTTTTCCATTTGAGTTGACGGAATCATAAATGAACTCATCAATTTTAACACTACCGGCAACATCAACTCTAACATCTTCATCAATAGAAGCAGTTCCTATTCCAACACGCGCTTCAATAGCACAATCTATTAATTGGATTTCTCCAGTATAAGTTCCAACTCCACAAGGATCTAGTAATGTATAATCAAAAGGTGCTGGAGTCGAAGCTATTCCTGTAGGACCATATGCCTGGATTAAAGTATCTTCAGTACTATTGAGAAACCACTGATCTGTACTAAACATTATTCTTCATTATATCGTTTACTTCTTTTTTAATAATTCTCTCTACATAACTATTGTCATAGTTAAATGAGTACCCTTCATTTCCGCCAGGATAATCTTCATAAGATTCTCCTTCATACTCAACAATCAAATCATCGTCCAACCTACGACCCACAATATAGTAGTCAGCTTTAATTGTATTTGCTGCGTTGTTCCCAACGATAACTTGATTACCCTTAACTTCTTTCACAAATAACTCTTGCCAATGACCAATAGGAGTGATTGATATTGACATATCATCTTTATTAACTAGTCCTTCCCAATAAGAAGGAAGATCAATTACTCCATTTTCAGGAACCTTTCCTCTACAATATACAGCAATCTCAGGACCCTCAATACAAACATGCCTTAACCTCCAACCCTTTTTGTTGGGGTGAGGCATGTCAAATGGAAGGTTCTTTTTGTTTGATAAAACATGAGTTCCACCATTGCTTACAACTTCACCCCTAGCAAGAAGATTTGACTCTGTTATTATATCAAGGAAGGCCCACATAGAGCCCAATTTCATATAGTAATAATACCAAGGTGCGCATGTTGGAGGAAGATCTAAACCTTTGATTGGTTCAGTGTCACCATTATCATATTTTGGAACCCAATCGTAATTAAAAGAAGGTATGCCACTAATAGCAGGATCTGTGCAGTCTGGTTTGCCTACAGATCTTGGTTTGAATGTACTATTTTTACTTACTTTTGATTTTTTTACTTCTGGAGTGAGTGGCATTTTATTTACTTCTATTTCTTAACATCATAATTCCAACCAACAATAGACCTTTGAGAATTATCTCCTGGATAGTCTTCTATCTCTCCTTCATATTCTGGGATTAATTTTTCAGTATCAACTCTCTCACCATAAACATGGAAGTGGCAATTGATTTCCAAACCATCCTTTTCATTTAAGAAAACAGTATTGTCTTCTATTTTTTCTACCATAATATTTTGGTGATATTTTACTGGAGTTATATTTACAGTAATAGTATCCTCATCAACCAAACCTTTCCAGTATTCTGGTAAGATTATCTTATCGTTATTTATGGTCTTACCTCTATAATATACTCCTGCTTCTGGACCTTCTAAGCAAGCATGAGTAAGTCTCCAACCTTCTTTGGTGGGGTGCTTAATATCAAAGTCTTTTTTGACTGAAAGTATATGAGGTTTACCAAGAACTCTAGCAATAACCTCACCTTGAGCAATAAGATTTGTTCCTACTTCTATCTGACCATTTACTGTTAAGTCATTGAATATAGCAGCATCACCAACAACCGCAAGAGAATATGGAGAGTGATTAAAACCCGCTACAAAACCTGGAATGATAGGAACTGGAGGTATAGCTTCTGCATTTACTGGGGGACCTACGTTGGCACAACCAAACGCAAAAGGAAAAACAGAAGGGTCTCCTGTAATTGTTGGACCTTCAATATACGCAGAACCTCTTGCTGCTACAGGACCAATCCCCAAAGCAGTAGGTGCTCCAGTTCCAACAAATAATTGTTTTCCTACGTATAGATCTGGTACTTTCATTCTACTTTGTGTTTGCGTATATGTGGTAGTAACATTCTATTGGAAAACCATAACTTTCCAAATAAACTTTTTTTGTATCCGCTCTTTTTACAATTATATTTTGTCTTGCTCCAATAGGAGTAATTGAAACTGTTATTGATCTTATGTCAATATACTTTTCCCACTCTTCAGGAAGTTCAATTTCATTTGAACCTATAAGTTTACCTCTAAGAGACAAATCCCAGTGTTCGTATTGTGGTAAATTCATTTTTCTAGTTAATTAAAAAGTCTTCTTTCGTTTTCGTATAAACTAATTCCAACTTTGGGAGAAGGTTTTGATGGGTAGATAGATGATGCTCCATCTGCACAGTCAACTAGTCCTCCATAAATGTTAAGAATATTTTTTCCAATAACCTCAACAGTTTTTTCGGAAAAAACCTTTGTAGATACTTTACTATCTATGTCTATAGATGGAGCTTTTACTATTACTTTTTCATTGGCATCAATTACAACGACTCCATTATTACCTCCACTTCCAGAGGCTCTCATATCAATATTTATTGCTTCTATTCTAATTCTTCCATTAGGAGCTTTTATTACAATATCACCACTCTCTGCTTCAAAATAAAGACCAGGAATATCTTCTGGAACATCTTGTCCAGATAAAATCTGATAAGTTCCTGGACATTTATTAATAGTTCCACCTTTTCTGGTTGGAGAACCAGTGGAATCCATACTCATATAATGTCTTCCAGCGTCAACTCCAGCACGAAGCATGACTCCAGCTTGAACATCATCGTCGTGAATGTGCCCGAATTTTATTTCACCGTGATGTGTTCCATATCTTACTGACGTACTGTCCTTTCTTCTTGGCATTATACTTTACCTACACAGTCTACTACAGATAATACTTCTTGACCTTGGGTCAATTTAATTTCAACTTCTTCCGGAGTCAACCTAGTAATATCATACTTTGGAAGTATTACAGCATTAAATCCAGCATCACTATTTACAAAAAGTTTTGTATATTCAATGGAAGGTCTACCAGCATCTAAAAGTTCAACAGATCTTATAGCACCAGTAGAAGTTACTGATGTTACTACAGCACTAAAAGTATCGTCATTATCGTTAACAACAGTATCTCCTTCTTGGTAGTCATAACCGGGGTTGATTATTTCAAAGTCTCCAATGACAAGATCAACGGGATATGATGTTGTTGTATCTGTTGGATTTGATTGACCGGGAGATTGTAAGTCTTCACAAGTAGGTGCGGTAACTTCTTGGTCTTCAGTTATTTTAAATGCTGCTTGGTTTGGAAACTGAACCCAGTCTCCAACTTTTAGGGAAATGATCTTACCAGAGACATAAGGAACATCATAAGTTCCATTTGCTCTTCTAACTATAGTTTCGCAATAGTTAGCAAAAGTTCTTCCACCACCACCTTGAGAACCATCTGGTTGGTAAAGATATCCATATCCAGGGTCTTCGATTACAACAGCAATAACTTCACCATTCTGAAAACCATCGGTATTTATTGGTCCTCCTGTTGTAGTTATTCCTGAAGTTGCAGGATCTGCCGTAGCTCCAGGAGAACCTGAAGAACCACTGAAATTAAGTTCTCCATCATTACCATCTTCACCACCAATCTCATCTGTTTGGTTTGACTTTTCTTTAGTGTCAGGTCTAAATCTAAGTATTGCTCTTCCTACAGCACCAGTTCCTGTACCACAAGTATCCTGAAAACTTACAAATGGTGGTCTACTATATCCACCCCCAGTGCTTGTAAGATCAACTCCTATAATACTTCCGGCAAAATCAACAATAACGTTTCCAGAAGCACCACTTCCTCCACCACCAAAAAATTGTACTGTTGGAGGACCGCAAAGTAAAGGACCAACATCACAGTTCCCGCCAAGAGGGTTTTGTATAAACCCATTTACACTGTTAGCAATGTTCCCTGGTATTGCTGATACAGAATCTACTACGTTTGTGACAGAATCTACACCGCCTTTAACCTTCGATTTAATTCCACTAATCAATCTTCCCAAGTTAATTGATTCGGATTTTGATGGACCATCCCAAGGACTCCAAGTATCAACAGTTGGACACTCTGGTTGCTCGTCACAAGATAAGAATGAAAATATATCTTGAATAAAACCAATTATGTCACCAGCAAGATCTGCTACAGTTCCTACTAAACCAGTGACCGTAGACAAAATACTTTTTATTCCGCTGGATATTTCTCCAACAATTCCACCAAGAACAGTGGATAAAAATTCTTCAGCAAAACATCTTGGAACATTGACAACTTTATCTACGACTCCAACCAATAATTTAGAAACTATAGAATAAAGGTTCTTAAGAATTTTTCTAAAAACACAAGCAGCTGCATCTAATACACCAGCAATTCCTTCTTTAGCAGATGCTCTTGTATTTGGAAATAGATTAGAGTATCCAACCTTTAGTGCATTTTCAAGCCTATCAATAGTTCTTTTTTCTATTTCTCTAATTACCCATTGGACTCCTTCCGCAATTTTTTTGGAAGCAAGTTGAACTTTTTCATCTATAAATTTTTGAGCATCAGCAATGTTAGTAGAAACTCTTGTTTTCCAATCATTTATACTGTTCTTTGCATTCTCCAAATTCATAATAAGGTTTTTTATCTCTAACTGAATGCCACCTAAAGGTTGCTTTTCACAAACAGAAGTTAGTGCTACTGTAATTTCTTTAGTACCCTCCAGTTTTTGTTGTGCTGAAGCACCATCTGAAAGATTATTATAACCAGTAGAATCCTGAATTTTTGTTTTATTTAAATTGGTGCTGTTTCCAGGACTAGCTGCTGGTGTTTGGTCTGTATTGGTTGTTCTAAGACTATAAGTAGCAACAGTTTCTCTATTTGTATATCCTTCAAACGGTTTAAACGGTGAGTTTCCTTTTAATGTACCATTAACTATTGGAGTGTATTGGTTATATCCCAATACCCCCATAATTATTGGTTGTTGTCCATCTTCACCATCAGCAAAGAAACCATAAACAAAGTTTCCTTGTCTCAAATTTGGTGTTTGAGATGAACCACCAGTGCCTCCACCCGCAGTAACTGGAAGCATTACACTTGCCCAAGGAAGTTCAGAGTCCTTTAGGTCCTCACTAGAGGTATGATACCCCATAATGCGAACCTTATACCTATAATCAAAACCAGGATTTTCATCTAGAGTTGTTACTCTATATTCAGCTAAATTTGATTTCCACTCTCTACTATCAGTTATTTGTCCTATCCACCAGACAAATCCATCTCTTCCAACATAATGCTTTTTTAGGAATCCTTGTTCTATCATTATAGGTCAAATACTTTACATTCTGGTTCGTCTGGATTTAAATCGCAAAATAGTTCAAGTGGATTTGGATCATGATCTGTATCAGGATGGTTGCTTTGATACTGCTCTAGTTGATCCAGTTCGCTAGTAATATGTCTTCTTCTTTGTGGATTTAAATCCACATTATCGAGTTCGTCAATGTCATCATTTATATGTTGTTGAAGTGTTTTCTTTTCCATTTTAGTTAAACGGTTTTCTTCCGAAGGTATCTCTGACAAGAGTTAAACTTGTAAAAGTATCTCTTGGAGTTATTCTATGACATAAGCTCGCTATCATATATATGCCACCTGTGCCAAATTCTTTATCATTATTTACTTCAGGGTTTTTTTCCGTTGTTAATTGTGGAAAGTCACAATAGATTAAATCTCCTGCTCTTAAAGAAAAATCGCCAGCAATAATAATTTCTGTCTTAATAGTAAAGAGTTGATTGTATCTCATGATTGCTTGAACCATCGTCTTTGGAGCATCATATGTTGGGTTCTTTAACTTCGACTTCCAGTTTTTCAACTCCTCTTCTGAATTTTTTCCTGGAGGAAGAACTCCAATGTCTAGAATATGATTCATTAATCTTGATGTTGGAGTTCTAAATTCATCTGCAACATAAGTAATGTCGTTTTCACTAGCAGAAACTATCTTTCCATTTTGCTGGTTTTCATCTACATTAAAATCTCTTTCCAAATATTCCATAGCAAAAAAGTCAAAGAACAAAGTTCTATTAGAATATGTTCCTAGAGTTAGATTACTTTGTAAATCTATATCCCTTTTAATTTGGTAAGATAATATAGAAGCATCATATCCAACAGGCAAAGATTCAGTTCCTGTGTGAATGTATTTCTTTTTAGGACTTTGTTTAAATAAATTATCAATAGATTTAAACTTAAATCCATCATATGTTTCATAGAAAAAGTATCCAGCAGCTGCTCCAATCTCGCCAACATTTGCTGGTACAGATTTAGATGCTAACCAAGTACAAACATAAAAAGGTTTTCTACTATTTCCTATAAAGTTATAAGTAAGATTTGTTTGATCTATGTCTAAATTTTTCTGAGAGTTTAAACCTCTCTGATCTGTTAGTATATTAGATACACTTGCAGATGTAGGTCCATTATAACGATTCACACATCTTGATTGTTCATTTGCTATAAACTCTCTAGTACACATATCAATATAATAAAGATCGCTTTGAGTTTCTGGACTAATATCTCGAACTCTATTGACATAAAAAGAACTGTCACCAGAAAACTTTAACTTGGTGCTTTGTTCTTGAGCATCTTCTATTTCAATTATTACCTGTTCACCACCTCTAATCGGCAATGTATCAAGTATTCCTTTATTGAAAGTTTTATCACTATCAGTTAAGCTGTATCCAGTTTCAATAATGGTGCTTGTGAGTGAAACGGAATTTGATAATACACTTTCGTAATAATATATTTCTTGAGCACCTGCAGATAAGTCTACACTACTGTTTCCCTTATTGGAAAAAACTTGGAACTTATTTATATTACCAGATCTTGTATTAGTATTTGCCATTATCCTTGCTTATATAAGAATCCAATTAACTGTGCCTGATATAAACTATTTAATATATCAATCTTTTTAGGTCCTATGATAGGTGGCATCATTTCTCCACCACCAGAAACTATAATATTACCTCCAGATTGTTGTGGCATAAGAAAAACTTGACTAGAACCTGCAGGAATTTCATATTCTGCTCTTTCAGAAATACCTGAAACGCTGGATGATGCTTTAGGTTCTAAAGAAATAACCTGTGCTGGTGCTGCTGGTGGTTCTGGTACTGGTGCTGCCGGTGCTTGTCCTCCTCCTAAGTTTTGAGAAGTTATTCCTTGAACTTCTGCCCATCCAAATCCATCAAATTTCACGTTCTTTCCATTTTTCATTACAACATCACCAACTTTGTATGTTTTATTCTCATCGTATTCTGGTATATTTGAAGGGACAGAATTTTTTGGTAGATATCTAGATACAGATTCTGATGCTTCTGCTTTAGTAATACTTCCATCATTATTTTTATCGAGTCCTTTGTTTTGCTCATATGCTTTTCCAGTATAACCACTCATAGCGCCCTTTCCAAATAAAACAAAGTCATCGGGTTTTCCAACTGCTGCTGGAAACAAAACTGCCATATAGATATCAGACAAACTTCCACCTTCAATTCCTTTACCTGAAAAATATTTGTCAACATATACTAGCTGTTCAGATCTGGACATTCCTGCTAATTTATCTGTTGTTGTTCCCAATCCTTCAGCAGTGCTATCCATAAATTGAATTAGTCCAGTAGCTCCAGAACCTGCTTGGTTTTTTACAGAAGGATCAAAAGTTCCTCCTGTTTCAAATCCCATTACTGCATAAAGATAGTCTTCTGGAACATTATATTTTTTAGCAAGATTAGTTACTCCTTGAGTAAATTCTGTGTCTTGAGTTACCTCTGATGGTATTTCACCTGCTTTAGCATATGAAGATCTTGGGGAACTTGGAGAACTTGAAGAACTTGAATTAGTATCAAGAGAATCTACTGCTGATTTTATATTATTAAACAACTGTTCCATTCCCGGAATCAGTTTAGCAATTTCGGTTAGGTTTTTTGACAAGTTATCCGCATCAATATCTTCTTTAGGAACTCCCATAATTTCAGCAATTATTTTTACACCTTCATTGGTAATCCATTTCAGTCCATCCCATACTGGACTCAAAAACTCTCCAAGAAGAGTAATAAATTCTTCAAAAGCTTTATAGACATTTCTAAAGAAATTGACAATTTTGTCAAGGTTTTTTAATACCGCTAAAACAAGAGCACCTATAAGAATACTTCTAAAGTATCCAACAATATTAAGAGGATCATCTGGTAGGCTTATATTTCTTAAGAAACCAAACTTATCTGTTTTATCTTCTAATTCATTTTCTCTAACTTTATTTGCTGCTCTTTGAGATTCTACTCTTTGCCTTTCTTTTTGTTTATTTTTATTTTCATTATCGTTTTTAAGATATTTTATAATGTCGTTAAGACTATTATAAATCTCTCCAAATATTCCTTTTATATCTCCTCCTTTAGTTTTATTATTGTCAGTTTTAGTTTCTTTTAGAAGATTGTTTATTTTACTTTGAGGTAAAAGTTTTTCAGCAGATATTCTTGGGGGCTTTACCATACCCTCCTTTATTGGATCAGCACCCTTCTTCTTATCTTTTATATTAAGAAACTTATTTTTAGCAATTTTCTTTCCAGCATCAGACGACTCTCTGCCAGAAGAAAGTTTTTTTGCTTTAAATAATTTTGAACCGACTCCTAATAATGCTGATAACATATTATCCTACCACATTATAGATTCCTTTAATGACCATCATAGACATGTTGTTTGGATCATCAGATGAGAAAATTGGAACTTTGGCTTGATTTGCTCCCGATGAAGATCCACCACCACCTCCACCTCCTGTTGGAATAGGAAGTATTCCACCAATTCCACTTCTTCCTGTTGGGGAAGATATTGTTGGAGTAGTTGGTTTAAATGATGAAATTTGAGCAGAAGAAGTTGTAGGTGGAGGTGGTGCGGAACTGCCACCATCACCAAAAACAAAATGTCCACCGTGAGACCCTTCATATGGTGCGAGATTCCAATCATACTTTCCACCATATGCTTTTAACCAAATTTGAGAATCTCCATGAATGTCCATAGCGTTTCCTGTAAGATGCTTTGAACCAGGTGCTCCTCCTTCTAAAGTATTTTTTGCTTGACTTCTTTGAGCACTAGCAATATCACTGCCCTTTACCATTCCTCCAGAGTCTTGTAATATTTGGGCAAAAGCCATTGCTCCTTCTTTAGAAAATACTACAGGTCTTCCATTAGCATCTAAAACAAGATTCCCATCTCTAGATTTAATTCCAAATCCACTACCAGTTTCTGAATGAGAAGCTGGAACTACTTCATAATCACCAACAGATCTTGAACTTGAATCGGAAGTTTCTGAACCGGAAGTTTCTGAATTTTGACTTAAAGATGCTGCTCCAGCTTTAAGATTCTCCAAACTTTTATTCATAGACTTTGCCAGCTTTTTAGAGTTTTCTACAAGCTCCTCTATTTTTTCAATAGTTCCTTTGGGTACTCCATCAGGGAAAAGTTCTTCCATTAATGCATCTTCCTTTGCTTGAGATATTGGAAGATTTGTTTCATATGTTTTTAGCAATTCTCTAGATTTTTTTAAATCTGCTTTATATATTTTGGCGGCCGATGATTCCTCGTCCAAACCTAAGAGTCTTTTTTCATCTTTTTCTATTTTTTCTTTAGTTTCTTTAACACTATTTCTCAAAGTTTGAGTCATTGTCATTCTAGGAATAAGTTCCTTTTTCATTCTATTAACTTTAGATTGAGTCTCTAGATATACTTCATCTCTTCTTTTCCTTTCTGGATCATCCTTATCTAGTTTTTGAATTTCTTCGTTTTCTAAAAAAAGTTTTTGCTCAATATTTTTAATCTCAGCCTCAACAGCAGGAAAATCCTTTCCTCTCAAATATTGTTTAAGGTTTCTAAATCCAAGAAATCCTCCAGCAACAGCTCCAGCACCCAATAAAACCCAACCAACCCCCGGAATTAAAGCAGTTAATCCAGCTAAAGCACCTCCAAGTGTAACTAACCCACCAATAATGGTAGTAGTAAGTCCTAATAAAGTTGATGCTATAGGTAAAGAAACAATAGCAAGTATTCCTCCAAGAATTAATGGAGCATTATCTACCATAAAGTTTTTAAACTTTTCAATAGATTCTTTATTTCTGGGGTCCTGCATCCACTTCAGTGCCGATACCACTACACTCCCTATGAGTATATTTTTAAAGTATCCTATTACATTATCAAAAAAACCACCTACAGGTTTTATTTCAGGTAAGTTTATAGCTCTATTTCTATCATCTCTATCTTTCTCTAGTTCTTTCTCCCTAGACTTTTGTTTACCTCTTTGAGATTCTATTCTTCTTGTATTCTCATCTTTTTTATCATTTTTATTTTGAGTTTGGAGAATACTCTTGATAACATTAAGGGATGCTAAAACTTGATTAAGTCCCTTAAGAACATCAGTTTTAAACTCTTTATCAGTTTCTAAATTATCTTTTTCTTCTTCGTCAGTTTCTGCCTTTAAACTCTCTGGATTTATGGGAGGTTTTTTATTAAGTACTTTATTAATATCAATCTTACCTTTTTTTACACCCAAAATTCCAGAAGGATCGGGTCTAGACTCTTCTTCGTCATTACCACTGACGATATCTTTTAGTAGATCTTCTAGTCCTTCTGGAATTTTATCATCCATTTTGTTGCTGTTGTTGTTTTAGTTTTTCTTCTTCAAGATGATTCTGTAATAATGCGATATAGATGTCTCTTTCCCAAGGAATCAAATTTTCCACTTCCCATAATGAGTATTTATGATACTGGACCAAAGCAAAGTTAATTTTAAAATAATTCTCAAGGTCCATATGGGACATCGCTACGCGAAAAAACTTGATAACCCTTCTAATACTACAGTACTTTCTACTTTTGTATTTGGATTTATAACTTTAAATTCGTGAGACAACTTGGGCATTGTGACAAAAAACTTTTCAACTTCTTTAAATTGACTACTGTTCATTTGCCCTAAGAAATCGACAAGTTCTTTCTTGGTGACATCAGAAGAAGGCCAAACTTCTTCATCATTATAAATCTTATCAATACAAGAAGCAATTAATTCAAATGATTTATCAATGTCCATTTCAGTATTGATATCAAAATTATTTTTAATAAACTCATCCAAAGAAGGATATTTCATTTGCATGAAAAGTTTATCGTCAAGTTTAATCTTATTGTTATGATTTTTATCCTTTGTTACTTTAATATCATCAATAAGGATTCTTACAGGAATACTTGTTTCTCCATCATCTGGAGCAATAATATTAACTTCAATTTCTTCACCTACAGATTTGCCACGAATATTCAAGAACAGAAATTCAATATCAAATGTTGGCAGAGACTCTACTTTAACACCTCTTGTCTGAATACAACTCTTTAGAACTGCTTTGATGGCATTAGAGATTTCTTTATTACTTTCAGACTCTAATGCGAGAACAAGAAGTTTTTCTTCTTTAACTAGAAATGGTCTATACTTAATTGTTTTTCCTGTTGATGGCAACTCAAGTTCGTATGTTGGAGTCGCAATTGTTGGTAAAGGCATAATGTCCTATAGTGATTCAGTAATAATATTTATTAATTAGTAAGGACATCAAAAGCATCTTTGGCAATAGGACTATTCCCAAGTATTCTACTTCCAAGTCCGTTTTCTGCTTTACCTATTGTAGCTAATGCTGCCGCTGCTCTTATCTTATCAACTTCAGAACTAGTTCCTTGTGAGAAGTTTGCGCCATTTAATTCCGCAACTCCTGGTGCTTTTGCGTTAGTTAAATTTCTTAACGGTTCAATTGTACTTCTTTCTCTAACATATCTAATATAAGAAAAGGAAATATTATATTTTAAAAGTTGACTTTCTTCATACTTAACCGGTGTTGAAACCACAGAAATTGGGAAGGCTTTAACAAAAGTATAGTTTAAAGTGGTGCCAAGATCTTTTTCATATTTTACAATATACATATCGCACTTATAAGATGAAGGATAATTCATCCTATAATTGACATAGGGACTTTTATAATCACTCCTTTTAAGTGGAGAACCTCCAGTAATATAATCAATCCAACCATCAAAATATTCTATGACTTTATAATTTCTATCAACATAAAAAGTTAAGTTTAATGTGTTGTCAAATACTCTACGGTATGCCATCTTCTCAGTAACCCCATGATAATCTGAAGTCA